TGGTATTTCTGCAAATCCATATTTTAGAACTTATTGTAATAGAACTGCAATTAATTATACAGAATATACAGCAGAATTAGATAAGAAGTATCATTTAATTGGTAGCCCACAAGAACTTACAGTAGAATATGAAGATATTGATGAAGAAACACAAGAAACAGTAACTAAATCATTTACTTTTGAAAATAGTGGTAGTATTGTTAATTCAAAACAATTATCAATATTTAATATTATTGGATATGTAAACAATAGTAATGCTTTTTATGGTAGGATTTATTCATTTAAACTATATAGTCATAGTGGAACTTTAGTTAGGGATTTTATACCAATGTACCAAATAAGTACAGATACTTACGGATTATGGGATAGAGTAAATGAAGAATTTTATGGTAGTGCTAATTCATATAAATTTACTGGTGGTGAAAGAGTAATAGCAGATGCAAATGATAATTTGTATTACTTTAGAAATTATATTGTTATTCAGAATAGTGCAAAACAATGTAGTATAGGAATACAACCAAATGCTACTGATTATTTTGAAACTAAGGTATATTTAGCTGGTTCTGCAAGAAACTATTTTTGTGGTGGTTGGAGTGGAAATAATAATAATGCCTATGGTGCAAGAGCAATGAATAACACATTGTATTTTGAATATGGTACTGGAGCAATTAGTTTTGCACCAGTTGGCGGATTTACTAATAAAATATTCACTTACAAAAGTATATTTAATGATACCGAACAAAAGATGCACTTTTATATATTTGATGCAAACAATAAGCAATTATGGACAAACAGTATTGCTAAAAGAGGTGGTACATCTTCAAGAGCATTTTTATTAGGTAAACTAAATGGTTCTACTTACGGTGCAAATACAAACAGTAGAATGTATTATTTCAAGTATTGGAGAAACCAAGAATTAGTAAGGGATATGATACCAGTACAAAGTGTTGAAACTGGAAAATATGGTTTTTTTGATAAAGTAAATTTAAGAATCTATTATAGTAGTGGTTCACAAGATTTTACTGGCGCATAAATACATTAAATATTATTGATTATGACTTATATATTTAGAAACAAAGAAAGCGGTGAGATAACAGAAGGTAAGTATTTTAGAAATGATACTATACAGATAATTAACCCAACAAATGAAGTATTAGAAAAATATGGTTGGGAAATATTAGATGATTATCCAGTTATAGAAGATGAAGAAAATAATGAAGAAATCGATTACGAGGATGGAACAGAGGAAATTGAATAGTGATTTTACATTTGATACTGAAGGTAGAACAGTTGAAGGAATGGCTGTTGTATTTGATAGTCCAAGTGAAGATTTAGGTTGGACTGAAGTAATACACAGAGGTGCTATTACTAATGAAACTATAGAAAAATCTGATGTATTTGCTAAATTCAATCACCAAGATGATAAGGTACTAGCCAGAAGTAAAAACGGCAAAGGTAGCTTATTGTTAGAAGTTGATGATAACGGTTTGCGATATATGTTTGAAGCACCTAAAACAGCTACTGGTGATGAACTTTTAGAGTATTTACAAAGAGGTGATATTTCAAGTAGTTCTTTTGCTTTCAGTATTAACCGAAAAGATGCAGATGCTGAAAAGTGGTACAAGAAAGATGGTAAGATTTATAGAGATATTTATAAAATCGAACAGCTTTACGATGTATCACCAGTATTTCAGCCAGCTTATGAAGCTACAAGTTGTAGTAAAAGATTTGCTGAAGTAAAAGCTAAATCTGAAGAAATTGATGCTAAAATGAATGTTTTAGCCGAAGAAATTAATAACTTATAATATTTATTATTATGAATAGTTTACAGATTAAGGACAAGAAAGCGGAACTTAAAAAGAAAGCTTTAGAACTAATTGAAACTTGTAAGACTGAAATAAGAGATTTTACAAGCGCAGAAGCAGATGAATACAATTCTATCAAAGTTCAAATAGAAGAATTAAATGATGAATTAAGAAAGATAGATGCAGAATTAAATAAAGAAGATAATAATAAAACTAATTTAATTAATAAAAAAAGTAATATGAAAGAGTTTAGACTTATTAAAGCTATTAACGATATAGCAAACAACAGAAATTTAGACGAAACTGCTAGTGCAGTAATTGAAAAAGGTGCTGAGGAAATGCGTAAAGCTGGTATAAATAGTAAAGGACAGATTTTACTTCCTACAGAGCAAAGAGCAGCTATTACAGTAGCTAGTGAGGGCGAAGATGTAATTACTACAGATTTTACTTCTATTCTTGAACCATTAAGAGCAAAGAACGTACTTGTTAATGCTGGTGCTACTTTCTTAACTGGTTTAGCTGGTGACGTTCAAGTTCCAGTAATGGCTGGTTCTAATGTAACTTGGGAAGGTGAAACTGCTGCTGCTTCAGATGGTGCTGGTTCTTTCTCTAATGTTAAACTTACTCCAAAAAGACTTACTTGCTATGTAGACGTTTCAAAAGAATTTCTTGTACAAGATTCACTTGATGCAGAAAATCTTATTAAGAGAGATATAATTAATGCTGTTAATAGTAAACTTGAATCTACTATTCTTGGTTCTGCTGCTGGTTCTGCTACACAGCCAGCTGGACTTTTCTATGTAGCTGCTGGTGATTCACTTACTTCTATTGCAGATTATGGTGATATTTGCGATTTAGAAGCAGATGTAGAAGATGCAAACGTTAATGGAGAATGTAAGTACATTATGAGTAACAAAGCAAAGGCTGCTTTAAGAGGAATGATTAAAGGTACTAACAATACTGGAATGGTATTTGAACACGGACAAGTAGATGGTACAGATGCTTACAATACTTCTAATGTAGAAGGTAAACATATTGCTTTCGGTGATTTCTCTAACTTAGCAATTGGACAATGGGGTTCGATTGACATCACGGTTGACCCATTTACACAAGCCGTTAACGGTAAAGTAAGACTTGTTGTTAATGCTTACTTTGACGCTAAAGTTCTTAGAGAAGGTGCTATTGCAGTTGGTACTGTTGCGTAATAATAACTAAATTAATTATAAGTCAGTATGTATATAAGAATCGGACAAGTCAAACACCATCTGAATATAGATAAGTATTTCACAGATGATGATGAATATATAATGGATTTGGTTAAGGTTGCTGAAAAAATAGTTGAAAAACATATTGACTATAGTTTAAGTGAATTAGCAAAGGATAATGGGGATGAATTGCCATCCCCAATTATCCAAGCTATATTACTAATGGTTGGCAACCTTTACGCTAATAGGGAATCCGTAGCATTTGCACAATCTTATGAAGTTCCAAAGTCTTATGAGTATTTACTAAGTATGTACGTTAATTACAATAAACAATTTAAAGATGGAGGAATATTTTAATGAGAGCTGGATTACTTACAGAAATTATTGAAATACACAAACCACAAATTACTAAATCTGATTGGGGAGAGCAGTCTACAATTTATTTAAAGGATAAGAGTACAAGAGCAAGAATTATTAATGATAACGGAAATCGGAATATAGAAAACGATGAAGTTGTTTATAATTATAGTAAGACTTTTGAGGTAAGAATGTATGTTGATGTAGATGAATTAGATTTAATAAAATGGAATAATAAGTTTTGGCGAATAATGGAGATTGAATTAGATAAACCTTCACAGACCAAAACAGTAAATTGTGTATTGAAAAATGATTGAAACAAATGCTACTAGGGTTTTCTCACAGTTCCAGAACTTGACACACAAAGAACTTGGTAAAGCATTAAAGACTGGATTACGGAAAGCATTAAAAGTTATCCAGAAAGATGCTAAATCAAATTTAAGTAGAGCATTTAAGAATACTAATAAGAAGAATCCAAAGTATGATGATACTCTACAAAAAGGTGTAAGAGTTACTAGAATATACGAAAATCAAGATGGAACTATTGTTGGTAAAGTAAGAATAGACAGTACAAGAAAAACTGGTAGTGGTAGTTTTAGATTGCCAATTCTGGAAAAAGGAAATTTCCGTACTAGACCAAGATTTGCAAAAACGTATAACGGCAAAGCATTAAGAAAACCAAGAAAGACTGGTGATATTAAAAAGAGGGGATATTTCTTTAAGGATTCAGTAGATACTAATGAATCTTCTTTCCAAAGTAATATGGAAAACGAAGTGGATAAAGCGGTAAATATAATAAATAGTAAGAATCTAAAATGATAAACAGCATACAAATCGGTAAAGTAATTTATAATAAACTATCCGAGAATGAGATAATACAAAATGTTGTAGCTGATAGAATCTATCCAGTAATAGCAGAACAAACTACTAATTATCCTTTTATAATTTACTACAGAAATTCTATAGTTAATACTATCTTTAATAAAGATGGAAGTGTAGAAGATGATGTAAGTTTTTCTATTACTGTAGTTTCTACTAAATACAATGAATCAGCGGATTTAGCAAACGAAATAAGAAAGATATTTGAAAAGAAACAGATACCTAATAATTTAATGAGAATAACTAATAGTAGACTTATTGCAATAGATGAATCTTATGAAGATAACGCTTATGTACAAAGACTTACTTTTAGTTGTACTGTAAATAATATAAACTAATCTATATAAAAAATGGCAGAAAATATTATAAAAGGTGATGACCTTATGCTTTTTGATGCAGACGGTCACAGTATTGGTTACGCAACACAGCACACACTTACCATTACAGCAGATGCAGCAGATATTTCATCTAAAGACCACGGATTTTGGGGAGGTAGTGAAATAAATAAGATTACTTGGGAAATCACTTCTGAGAATCTTTATACTACTACAGCTTATGATGATTTATTTACTAAGATGATAGCTAAACAAGCTATTACTGTATACTTCGGTATGAAAGCAGAAACTGGTACTGGTACAGTTGTAGATGGAGATTATGAGTATTGGAGTAAGAAAGCAAATTCTACCTATACTGGTAAAGTGTTTATTACTTCACTTACAGCCAATGCCAATAGTGGAGAAAACGCTACTTTCAGCGTTACTTTAACTGGTACTGGTAAGATTGAAAAAACTAGTGGAA